TATATTCTAAGGCAGAGTTTTTACCTCTTTCAATAAAAACATTAGTTTGAACCTCAGGTTGATCAATAACATTTATTAATGCTTCGTTTTTAGTTAAACCAGTCATTATTAAATCATTTTGAGTAAATCCCGATGAATACACCATAAAAAGTGTAAAATCTTCATAATCAAAATAATCAATTTGATTTATTGTATATGCAGTATATAATCCATTTGGATCAGGTCCCCATACAGTACCAACACTACCTGTAGTTCCCGTCACCTGAATTCCTATCTTGTATTTACCACCGTAAAGATTACCCTTTGGACCATATTGGGATAAATCATTCATAGTTGATTCCGTATATCCCGTTATTAAGAATGGTATGGTTGTATAATTGTAACTGAAGAAATCATTTATGTCTGTATTTGAATCCCCACTAAAAATGTAATCATAATTGAATGATGTTCCCGTCCAATTACCACCAGCCGGTGTAAATGTTGCGGTACCATTAGGGTTTGATATTATAACATCATCAAATGGTGTAGTAATTGTTTTTGTTATTTTTGAAATCCCCCATGGCGAATTAGCGGTCATAGTTATATGATACTCACTATTTGAAGTTGGGTAATTATGTGAAATTGGCGAAGTATTTGTAAGTGTTACCGTTGGTGACCCGTCGCCCCAATCAACAACATAAGTAACTAACGATAAGAATTTTATAAATTCGGTGTCCGAAGTATTATAAAAATAATACGTATAAGGACTACCTGTTGTTCCAGAAAATAAGAAATTATTAATAACATCTTTTTGTAAAACCGCACCATCAAAAACAGAATAATACCCCATATCAACCGCAGTTTCTGTAAATAATATTGGGATTGTTAATCCAGTTAAAAGTGAATCACCATTTGTACCACCTGACAAGACATAAGACATTCCGGTATAAACTCCAATATAATCAACACCAGTTACACTTGTTTCCCCCGTTAATATGGGACAACAAGGATCGGTCATATCATACATATCTGTATTACCTGTGTACTGAACCAATCTAAGATCTCCGTAAATGTTTTCGGGAGATATTTTAAAGTAATATTTTTGTTCTTCCATTATGGGTTTACGTATTCATACCATTTTATTGGTGTCGATGCTTCACCAACCTTTAATGTTGTTGAGGTAGATGACACTTCATATGTCTTATTATTATAATCTAAGTTTACTTTGTAATAAAAATAGTCTTGGGGTAAAAAATTAAACTTATTTGGGGTTATTAATGGTTGTGGCGTATTAGTCATTACAACATATACCCCTAATTTTGCATCAAAAAATTTAGATGACATATAAAATTCACTTATATCGTAAAAATTTCTTTCTCTTAACCAATAAATGAAAAACCCTTCTTTATCTCCAATATAATCCAATTTGAATTTGGGTTTTCTAATGTCAACATTTGGTAATAATACATTTAAACTTACACTCATAGAATCCCCTTGTTGTACAGGTAATATTATTGTGAAATAAATTTGTTGGGTTTTTTCATCAGTAGTATCGTAAAAATCCAGTTTAAAGAATGACTTAGTAAAAGGTTTAGTATAATAGTATACCTCCTCATTTGTAAAACCTTCATTTATATAAGATATTCCCCAATTTGTTTGATTAATCGTATTTGCGGTTATTGGTGATACATTATCATAAAAATAAAATTCATAATTAATATCAGTTTCTCCTACATTATTGGAATTATGTGAAAAACGACTAATCTCAAAGTCATTCGGTGACCCAATAATTTCCTTAACCATCTCTTTTTGGTATTCCAAAATACTATCGTCATGACCCGCAAAATCCCATTTCATTTCAATGGGAATATCCACATAGTTATTTGTGGTTGGTCTTATTATTTTAATTTTATTCACACTCATCAACTATAGGTTCTGCAATAGCGTTTATGTTTTGTACTCCTATCCCTTCTGGTGTTAATCTAAAAATAGTATTAACATATGGGTAATGTTTATTATTCATAAATGGATAGTTAACACCAATACCATTGGTATCTATATACCCATAAGTATATAGATCTCTCCATCTGAAACTATTTGATAAATTAGAATAAAATGCATAGTCAGGGATATCTAATATTAAATTAGAGTCGGCCTCTTCAATATATTCAGAATATTCTCTTATTACAATTGGACTATGGGGGTAATAATAATAACCGAATTCATTAGATGGTTGAGCATCAGTTTCAATATTAAATTTTAAATCATTAAAAATTATCTTATTAATATACTTTGAAATTACTCTCTCCGTTTGTTCGTAATCATTCCATTCACAAAAATCACCATCAATTGTATCTCCTGTTACTAAATCTTCATTATAGTAAAACGGGCCAACAGGTGGTAATGTATTTGAATTATATTGACCTTCGGTTATGTTTGTATTTGAAAGAAAATTATTTTGATCCCACCAAGAATTTGGTAAACCATTATCTAATGGTTGATTAAATTCCCACCCTTGTTTCATACCTTTAGTCCACCCAAAATAACCTTTCCATAATGTGGTAAAATACAATTCAGATATGGGTCTATTTTGATTATCACGTAATGGATTAATATCAATATCACAATTAAATGATAAAGTATATGATTGATTACCTTCTTTTACTGAAGTCCTATTTATATTATTTGGAGTTAAGACATCTTTTTCAAATTTTGATTTTGATTCAAATATATTTTGTTCAAATCCCGCCTTTATTAATAAAGCACATTCTGAGTTAGTTAAAATTTTATGTTTTCTAACATAATATTCTGACATTGTTTCCCCACTATTACTTTTATTAATTATACGTTTAAATGTACTTGCGGTTCCATTTTGGAACGTGGTACCAGTAAAACCAACATTATAAAGTTTAAAAATATATTCTTCACTACCAAACTTATCATCACCAAGTCCATTAACTTGAAAAATAGTTTCTCCATTATAGTTGAATGGTAATTCAACAAATTCTCCTGTTAGTAACCCATGTTTCATAGGACATTTAAACGTAATATAATTACCATTGTCATCACTACCTGATATTATTACAAATGGTATACCATCTGACGCCATCCAAAACCAAGATGCGGTAGTTTCACTATCAATTGCAGATAATTGTTTTGTATAATCATTACCATACGCATAACTCATATAATGAGTCCAATTATAAGTTGAGGCACTTTTATTTATAAATGTTACATGGTTATTTGGTGGTTGAGTATATCCTACTACATTATTATCAACCCTAATAAAATCAAATTCACTATATTGTGGATACCCTTCCCAAGGCGTGTTAGGGTTTGTACCATAAGATATTGAATTATTAATCTCATTTGTGTAATACAAGTTATTTCTATATGGGACATAAGTTGTTGATCCTGTGTATTCATTTTTAAATAAAAACGTGTATTTAGTTACAGGTCTAAAAATTGATGATGATTGCCTTTCGTCATCAAAAACTTGTTGTAAACTTAAGTCAACATTTCTATCAAATTCAACTATTTCTTTTTCCGTTTGTTCCAAAGGAACGTCAATAAAAAGATCGGTATCACTTGATCCCTTATATCTTAAACTTCCTAACACAATATTTGTTGAGTTATCTATCATCTTATCCCTCGTTATTTACATATAATTTAACAAATTTATCAATTGCGGTTTTACCATTATTTAACCCAAAATAAAAATGGAATGGTGCCCCAACTATAACTTGTGTCGATACTTGTGGTGTTGGTAATGGTTGTCCACTAACATCAAAATTAGTTATCATACCTAATTTAGTTGTTGAAGATTGGAAATACGGATCAATGTTAAAATCTAAATTTTGATATCCCTTATGGAAAAAAGGTCCAAATGTATACCAATTATTATTTTCAGAACCAAATATATTTGGAGATGACACTATTTTCCATTGATAATGAGGAACATCTTGTGTCTTTGGAAAACCATAATAATCTTGTATTAATGGTGATTGACTATATGTTTCAACACCAGGTGTAAATCTTCTTCTATATTTATATTCATCAGTTGGAGTTTCAAATAAAATACCAAACACAGGTCTTGCGGGTGATTGGTTATCATTACCAAAATAAATTGAATTTGGATTAGGGTAATTTTCAAAAATAAATGGGTTAATTTTCCATTCAGAGTTTATTGATAATGCTTGAGCAAAATCACCATCTATTCTATCCGCTTTTCTAGTACTATTAAAGAATTGGATAATACCCTTACCTTCGGTACTACCACCACCCACCGCTATAGGTAAGATTGTCTGTCTAAACGTATCATTTAATAATCTAGATAAAAATCCAATTTGGATTATATCTGATGTGTCTTGATAAGAAGTAGATTTAACTTGATCAACCATATATCCATTAAAATTTGAGTTATTACATATCTCAGTAATGAATTGATCTCTAGGTCCTAAATCAGCAATCGTTGTTGGGAATTGGATTTGTTTTTCATTATACCCTAAACCAGGATAACCATTGATTATAGATGTTGGCCATAATGGATTAACCAAAGGTTTGTTTTTCCCAATAAATTGTTGAGTACTGGCTTTCCATGGCGAAGATCTATAATAAAAACTATTACTTAATTTATTAAAAACAATAACATCATCACAATAATTATATGTTGGTATAGTAGACAAGGCGGCATATGTTGCGGTCTTATTAAATGAGAACATATATAACACCCCATTTATCCAATTGTTTTGGAATACTTGGGCAAATACTCCACGACAAGCAGCAAATGTAATTGTAAATCTTGTTTTCCATTCTAAGAATAATTTTACATCTTCATCGTATTGTGAGATGTAATTTTTATTTAATAAACAATAACAACCTTTTTTAACTCTACCCTCAGGTACAACACATTGATTAGGTGGTATTACGGTTACGTTATTACCCGAACCTTGATAACATTGTAATGAAACCATATCATCACAAGTTAATGTAGAGGCAATTGAAGCTATTCCATCAGGTAAATCAAATTGATTACCTGACGCTAAATCAGACGCAACACCATTACCTGATGACGAAGAACTTCCATCCGCATTATAAAATGTAAAATTATTATTTTGATGTAACGCAAAACCTGTTTTTGATCCAAAACCATCTTCAGTTTTTGTAGATGTTGGTAGTCGGTCACTTCTCATAACCATTTTAGTTTTATCGTTAAAATTTACACCAGGTAATCCATATCGATAATAAACAGGTGAGTATAACGCAGATAATTGGTTTGATGGCACAACACCAATTTCTCCTTTAGCTGGGTCACCATTATTAGGTGTATTCGCATTACTACTATTACCACAACTAGGGTAACCAGCATTATTTTTTTTCCCTAAAAATGTACCTCCCCCAATGTATGGAGAATTAGTATATGGAGATACTGGTAAAATAAATGATGGTATCGTATAGAAACTTGATTGTAATATCGTTCTTGGAGTATTAGTTAATGAAGAAGATCCAATAAATTGCCATCCACTAACTGGTTGGTAATCGGCAACAACACTAAGATCATCCGTAGATAAATAATAATAAGGATAGTTTGAAGTAAACGCAGTATAGTTAGGGTTTGCTCCATTCGCAGGTCCTATATCAAAGTTATATGATGGGAAATAAAGATTAGTTGACGAGTTTGTTAAGGTGTTATTACTTGCCGGTTTTAATCCTGTTGGTTTTATTGGCACATTTAAATAGTAATCACCTTCAGGTGTTATAACGTTACCAAACGATTTACCAAATATTCTTGATAAATCATATTTTATTTTTTGTGGTGCGGTATGTACGTCAACACCTCTATTAAGTATGATAATTTCAAAATTTTCATAATTTGTCATTTGGGTAAAGGCCTCACCAGCATCATATGACGTATAACCATTACCACAAGGATATAAAAATCCAATTCTATGTTTTAAAAATGAACTTGTGGGAAATGTGCCAGAGTTACTACTACTACCACATATCGTTAAGAAATCAGAAGCGGTCATACCTGTTATCATCTGATAATATTCCACATCAGTGGGGTATTGTAAATACCCCGCCTCATCACCAATAATTGATGATGTTATATTTGAGAATGCAGGTTGGGTAATTATAAAAGGTGTTGTATTTCCAAACGTATCATTAATATTTGAAGGGTTCGCATAAGTAACGGATATTGATGTTTGACCTGTTGTTGTTGTACCTGTAATTGCATTATTACCAAATTCGTTTAATGTGCCTCCTGTTATGTTAACATAACCATTAGATTTTAATGGGTCATTAAAACTAATTGGTTTACCAACTTGCATTTGATCTTTAGTTCCTGGATTAGCTAAAAGAACTATTATTTGATCTTCAAAAAAAGTATTACCATTTAAAGATGGGTTAACAAAACTTTTTATTCTATTTGCACCACCATAAGAATCAAAATATTTATCTCTTGTGTTAAATTCATTTAATTTTTGAGGAAAAGTTTGTTTAGTTGGAAAAGCAAAACCTCTTGGGTCATTACCAGCGTTATCCCAAGCGGAAAATATGAATGGTTGTGGGGCATGGTATAAAGCAAATTCATTACTAAAAATAGTAGTTTCATTTACTACTCCCGTTGCGCTTAATATATCATAACCTGAGAACATTCGTTGATAGTCAACAATACCTCTTGCCGCAACTTCAGGTGTTATATCTTGTCCCATCGCCGCAGTAATTAATGATGGTACACCACAATCATAACATAAATCTGTAGTACCATCAAGACAAGGTCCATTCCAAAATGGACCTCTTTTACGTTTCATTTGATCCTCAATAGGGTTATTTTGATTGTTAGGATGAATAACATTATATGATGCAGGGGTATTAACAGGTGCCAAAAATCCGTTTGCCTGACCAAGTTGAACCTCAACTGTATCTGTTTGTTGTTCAGTAATTGAATCACTAACTGAATTTGCATCAATATCATCATCTAAAGTTGCCGGCCCACAATCACAATCACAACTTGTACACTCAGGATAAGATATCATAGGTAACCCTATTCTTGGGAAGTTTTTTATTTTAAGAAGGTATTTTATTGTAAATACAATAAACGCAATTGATAACGCTAACCTAAATATGAATGATAATGCTTGTGCGACAATTCTTAAAATCAAACCAAAATTAATTACAGGTCCACCTAATGGTGCAAATGCAAATACCTCAATTAACGAGTTTATCCAGTCAATCATATCCCTTATAGCGTCAAAAGCAAAATATATCCCTAAAACAATTAATAAGTACTTTAAAACAGGCCACGCAAACGCAATAAAGTGAGCAACAAATAATAACACTAATAATGGAAATGTTAGAACATTAATTAGTATATTGAATATGAAAAATATAAAATCAAAATTTCTAATAATGTCGTTAGATGGAAATGTATTTACCGTTGATTTACAACCTCTATCATCAATTTCTTTAATACCTAAGTGTCTACCTCTTGATACACCATTTTTGTATCTATCAAGAAACATTGCCGTAGTATAAACTTTATTATAGTTCAGTTCATAGAATGTATCCTCACAATTGATTGCAGATAAAGGGTCAACATAGTCATCCCAATCTAAACTAAAAGTATATGACCTTAATAAATCAAAATAATTCTGAGGATAAAAAGTAAAATTAACTTCTTGTTGTTGTGTATTATCTGTTGGTTCTGAAACTGCCAAAATAATATCACCAGCATTAACGGGTATAACAGTTATATCACCATAATAAGGTTGTGGTCCACTACCACTATCAATATAAATTGTGAATTTTTTACTATTAATGGAATCACCAAATAAAAGCCCACCATTAGTTGCCGCAATTGTTGATCCCGTATATTGTGGAGGGTTAATAGGAAATGTTGACGGCATTATAATAGAAAATGGTGTTGTTGAACTTGGGTCAAATGGGTCAGTACTACTTGACACCCAACCATGTTCTTTTATATTTGGTACTAAAAAATTTGCTCTTTGGAACTCATTTTGTAATCCTCCTTCATTACTCCATTTAAATTTAAACCTATATTTTCCTTTTGTTGGGATTCCCTTTTTTGGGTCGTTAGATATTACTTGTTCTCCAAATTCATTTGTAATAATGTAATCCAAGTTCATAGGAACATTTGCTAAAAACGATCCATCCCCATCTATAATCTTACCATCTTGTTCAAACTTATGTTCCTCAAGAATTGGTAAATTATTTTTATCAGGGTATATTGTTTGTCTAATAGATAATATCTGACCAGGTCCTGCAATTAACTCACATAAATTACCTGTATTGTTTTTTGGTTTACAATTTGTTTTAAGTGCGTCATCATTTGTTGTAGAAATAAGAGACCCCATTAAAATTGCATTAGGCCTAATCGTTACGTTTGCTTCATTAGTTAAATCAAAATCAACTCTAGTAATACCTATTTGACAAATGTCTTCTTGTCCCCAAAGAGGCGAAATATCAACATTTTTATTTAATGTTTTAATTTGTGGTAATTCACTTAAATTAGATGACTTTTTAAATGTTGATCCATTAACTTGTGTTTCAGTCGCTTGTCCCGCATTAATTAAATCTTGTGGTGTTAATGAGAAACATCCAATATCGGATAAATCAACATCCATAAAAATAGTTTGAGTTCCAACAGGAACTCCAAATATCATATAATCACCACTATCATTTGTTTTAACGGTATACTTGTAATATTTGTCATAAACCTCAATGTAAGTTTGATCTATTAATACTTCCTCTCTATTTGGAAATGTCCCTGTCGCCGCATGAACACTATAAGATGGGTCATGAGGTAATAGGTTATATCTATAACCAGCATCATTATTGTCGGATAAAGTCTTATATGGATATAATTCAGATATTGTGGGATTTAACGCATCTTCAGATGTAAGAGGTATGAATATAGACACTTTAGCATTTGGTAACCCAAAACCACCATTTACAACAACTCTACCAACCACAACTCCGTAGTCAGAACACACCTTTGTATAAAGGTCTGATTGATTTATTTTTAAAGATAGGATCTCTAAAAAATCAAAATCTTGGTCTAATTTTACATTGATGTATTTGTCAACTCCTACTTGAGTCCTTATTCTATATGATTTTGGCATTAAAGTCTTTTTTGATAAATAGTTTATTTCCTATTTTCAAAAAATAGTTCTAATTAAAAAAAAATAAATTATTAGGAAAAATTAACCGTACTTAAATTGATTACCCTAACATTTATGTCTTTGTTAGGAAATCTAATTTGATAGATTTGAGTAGGTTCAGCAAAAATTGTATCTGCAATTAATTGAATTTGTTTAGTTGCGGGATTTGAATATTTTTGAGATGTTTGATTTGACGAGTATTGTCCCCCAACTTTATTAAAGAATTCTATATCAGAAATACTTATTATTCCATTTTCTGCTTGGATTAATCTTCTTAACTCAGAAACAACAACATTTTGACCTAATTGTCTTGTTGTAGGACTAAAGTATGTTGAAATAATATCAATGATTTTAGATACAACCGCGCCTTGGTTTTGACTAGCGTCTAATACAACATCAACATTAACCGCTAAATCAATTGGGTTTGCACTTTCGATTGAAATGTAGTCGTTAATCATCCTATAATTTGATAGGTAGTTTGCAACATTAGTTTTTAATGTGTTAGAAACCGTGTCAGTTAAATTACCACTTGTGTCGTAAGATAACATTTTTATCTTTATCATATTGTTCTCTTCAGTAATTGCAACTTTTGCAGGTGCTCCGAACTGAGATGGCATTGTTCTAATGATAGATTCGTAGTCATTTATTGTAACCGCTCTGTTTTGAGCTGAGAAGTTATATGATACCATATTTCTCACTTCTTCGAGTGTTGGTGCGTTTGCCCCTCCAATCGCCGCAGTAACGTTATTACATTTCAATGTATTAATAACAGATCTGTTAATACTTTCCGATGGACCATTAACAAAGAATGAAACAGTACCAATTTGATTGA